TCCGGGAACGTGATTGTGCGATCAGCAGTCGGGTTTGTAACTGTGATCGTGGTCTCGTTTGCATCATCTGCAGAACCTTCAAACGCCAGCACAGCGTTTTGACCCAACAGCACCGTTCCAGTAAACGTTGGGCTAGCAGCACCAATCTTTTCGGTGTCTAGCTCTTGAATTGCAGACTGAACATTGGTTGCCGCAACGTTGCCAACAGGAACAACTGAAATGTTGGCTGCAGTCTGGCCAGCAATAGCGTTGGAAACGTCAATCAGCTGGAACGTTGATCCCGTGCCCAAGCTGATGAGCATGTCAGGTGGAGCAAGTGCCACTGCAGGCGCGTTACCTGAACCCGTACCTGACGTGTCAACAACAACGTAATAGTTGAGGTTGGTGCCAGCAGGTGCAGGCAAGGCTGACCCAGACGAAAAACCAGCTGCAGAGCCAGCGGTCGTGACGCTGCTCAGCTGGTTCGTGTTGGCGTTATACGTTCCGGCATTAATCAGATTGCCACTAATAACCGTGATAGGGAGAAAACTTGTACCCGTGTATATGTACAGATCTTCGTTCTTCTCGTCGAAGAAGAACTGGCCCGTAAAATCACCATCAGGAAAGGTAACGATGTTATCGGTAGCGCCAGCGCCACCAAACTTGGTAACACTTTGGTTCGCAAGTTTTGCTGCTGTGATGGCGTCTGAAGCGATGCGATCTGACGGGATCGTGCCGCTTGTAATTTTTGAAGCCGCTAAATCAGGAATATCAGAAGCAGCAAGTGTCGCGCCTGTTGTGACATGACCCTGAGCATCAATCGTCACCTTCGTAAAGGTGCCAGTCGTAGCCGTGTTGCTGTGGTTTAAGTTGCCACTGCCGTCTACAGACAGACCCGTTCCAGGGATGACGGCACCCTTTGCAGAACTGGTTGCAGCCGGAAGATCGCTAGCCGTAATGGCACGACCACCAGTAATCAGACCCTTTGCGCTGTAGGTGACGACGTGGTGCGTTGAGCTGGCGGTTACGTCGTTATCAACCTCAATAGTGTTGGAGTCCATGCGGAGTCCTTCACCGTTGACGATCACACCGCCTTTAGCGCTGCTCGTCGCAACAGGAATGTCGCTGCCATCAATCGTTCGATAAGCAACCGCACCACCAGCACTCGTAGGACCAGCTAGGAACTGATTGGCAGCAGACGTGTCATTAACAACTGCCGCGATCGTAACTGCACCGCTTGTGGTCGTAGCCGTGATGTCGATGACACCAACGGTGCTGCCAGAAACGCTGTTGATAGAAGCGCTTGCTTTTAAGTTGAGCCAAGCTGAGCCGTTCCAGCAATAAAGAGAGTTGTCGTCTGTATCAACAGCAAGCTGACCTGTAAAAGCACCAGAGCTAGGCAGCGTCGTGACTAAATCAACGGTGGATTCGTTAGCAAGCTTCGCAGCCGTAATGGCGTCGTCAGCAACCTTTGCTGTCGAGACCGCAGAATCAGCAATCTTCGCCGTAGCAATACCGCCATCAGCGAACAGGATCTTCGCGCCTGGGATCGTCGCATCACTAATGACCGTGACGCCATTTGCGATTAGGTCGCCAATAGTCAGCTTTTTAGTCTCGCTAGCGCTGCTATCGACGACAGCGACCAGATCCCCAGTAGCTAAAGCGGAGCCAGCAAGCGCATTAAGCTCACTAATTTTTAAGTCAGCCATGGGCGGCTAGCTCCCTGTTAAGAGTCCTGCTGTAACAGCAGTTTAGCGCTGCTGTCTTGGTTCAAGCGTATGTCACCAGAGTCCTCTTGCAATAGAGCATCGCCAGACCCCTGCAACTTCATACGCAACCTAAGCTCGCCTGTCGTTACAAAATCAGCCGTAATCTGAACGGCGCTGTCTGTCGTAAATTGGATGGCTGCTGCCGTAATGATTCCTTCGACCCTCCACCAAACTTCGTCATCCCTTTGAGTTGGCGGTCCGCCAGGGTTGTAGCCAGTTTTTTTGATATAAAAACGACCAATAAAATTACTACCAACTTTCGTGCGATGCGCTAACTCATACAAATACATTGGTAATTCCCGTAAATCATCGCCTGTATATTCCCAAAAAGCCGTAATACGGCCTGAGCCCGAAATCAAAGTATTGACCCGCGATCTAAACTCGTCTGACAAGACTGTGGTGTCTACAGTTTCGCGCTCGGTGTTTATCTCGAAGCTGCTTACCTGCGCAAGAACACGCGGAGCAAAACTCTCAACTTTGACTTCAATCGGAATAGCATTGCCCGGCGTGGCTAAAGCCACAGCGTTCGCCGTACCACCATTGACAGCATGGGCAAAACTGTCGTAAAGCCTGATGCCGTCTAGCTCGTCAACGTGAATAAATCTTTTTGTGCCTGAATTCGTGAAGCCGTTGATGAAATCGAGAGCACTGCCATCAGTGCTTGTAATTTCAATTTGATCACCAGTTATAAGCTGACCATGCTCAAAGTCAAAGCTAAAACGCTTTCGCGTTGCATTAACGTCGGCAACGTCAATCGTTGACTTTAACGTGCCACCGTTAAAAACACGTCGCAGCTCGACTTCGCCTTGAGCGCCAAGATAAACCGTCATGAGATCGTCACGGTTGACAAGACGCCAGTGCCTTGGAACGCAATCTCGGCCCTAACAACATCGCCAGTAGCCGCACCAATAGTTGCGCTTGTTATGTAGGCATTCAATTTGATGTCGTTATTGTCGGTCCCATCGACCCAGCGAAAGGTCAACTCAACAGTGTCGCTGCTGCTTACGCCATCGGTACCAGTCTTGTATAACTTGTTGAGAATGTTGGTGGTGTTAAAAGTGCCGTCATCTTCTTTGTAATACAACAATGTGGCGCTTCCGCTATAGCCGACAACTCCAGGAACATAAACACGGATATGCTCGTTCAGCGTTGTCGTCTCAAGCGTTTCTAGGTTTGATGACAGCTGAAAATTAACGACCTTGGCAAGGGTCGTTCCACCGAGCTGCAGTACGCCATCTCTGCCGGTGTAGACCTTTGCCATCAGATCACGCCAATCAGATTCACTGTAACAGTGCTAATCCCAGGTCGCACCTGGACAATCTGCGGTGGGCCTTCATATCTGTACTGGGCTTGGCTGCCAGAAGTGGAGGCAGTTGTTGTCGCAGCAGGCGTATTCGCTTGACCTCCCATCCCAGAGTGCTGGCTGCAGTAGTAGTAAAGCGTTGGCGCTCCAGTTGCTACTTGGATTCTCGTGTATGAACCAGCCTGCCCAGGCGTTCCAAAGGTCGTTACCCCAGTCGTGTACTCCGTTCCACTGTTATGAGTGCCGTCGCTAGTGGTTGAAAAACGCAATGGGTGGCCTGCGTTTGATGCGTTCTGCTGGCTAAACAAATAGATCGTGCCTTCAGTCAGCTCCAAAGTCTGTGCGTTTGAGCTGCCACCGTCAAAACGATACTTGTTGCCGCCATCAGCAACCACTGTGACCAGATAAGTCACAGTAGGAATTTCAATCTCTGCAGGCTTGAGCGCATCATCGTTTCCGTCCCAACCGCCTAACGCCTGCCCCGGCAAGTTGAACGTCTGGAACGTGCCTTGAACTTCGTCGTAGTGATCTAGAAAAAGCTCAGCGTTTGGGTCGCCGATGTTGGCGTAAGACAAGCTGAGCTTAACGTCCGTTCGTTCGCTGCCATACAAGATGCGCGTTTCTGCACCGTTCTGAGCCTTGAAGGTTTTGACCGGATAGCTGCCAGGGTCATAACTACGGCTAGAAGGCTTGAGGATGGGATAAGCCATTAGGAAGGACGAACCGTGATGACTGTATTTTCGCCTGCAATCAACTTTGCAAGCTTGCTAACGCCATCATCATCGCAAGGATGCTCCGTTGCAACGATGTCCACCGTGCCCTCTTCAGAAAAGGTCAGTTGCTCCACAACGTAAACGTTTTGCGAAATCCTGGGACCAACGAGACTGAAAACAGTGTCATGGAACGTGGAGTCAGAGACAATCCCGTTGCTTACGGTCATGATGCCGGTTTCAACATCCTCGAAACCACTTTTGAAGTACGACACGTTGTGCTGGCCGTCAGGCAGGTCAGTCACGCTAGTGACAACTCCTGAGCTGCTTACCGTGCCGTTACTGGCAGGCAAGTAAGGGCTAGAAGATGTTGTCACCTTTATGTAAGACCCTGCTCTTAAATTCAGACCATGCACGGTCGTTGAGAAACTGATCGTATGCGTTACAAGATCACGGATGCCTAAAAAATACTTAGCAACTTGTATTGCGTGATTCTCTGAAGTGCAGAACTGAGTCAAATCAAACTGTTCTGTAGGTAAAAGATTGATGTCGTGTATTTCCAGCTGGCCAGGCAGCTTGACTTCGACCACCTTCTCTTGCGGGAACTTGTTCTTCACCTCATGCCGATAACGCATTACGGCCTTAAAAGGACGCCGCTCCTCGCTTCTTAAATACTCAACCTTAAAACTGTCCTCAAGGATATTGCCCGCTGTAAAAAATTGATCAATAGGGACAGGGCCAAGATTAATTTCACCGCTGTCAGGCATGTGAGGCACAGCCGGAAGCAGCGAAAACTTGCCATCCATGATCACAAAATTGCACAAGAAATATGGCGCTGTGTCAGAAATGTACTGACGAAGATTGCTGCGGTCTCCGATAACACCATTAAAAAACAGTTTTTGTTTCTCGATAAACCTAGAGGTTTCAACAAAGTCAGCTTGGTTCACCAACGTTGGATTATTTTCATCCATCTTGAGCAACGACCCAGCACCCCCCATATTGTTTGTGAGCAAGTAGAAGACTAGATCCGTAAACAGATTGCTGGGACCGTTTGCCTGCCCGTTTACGTTTGAACCGTCTTGATCGTAAACAGTCAAATCAGAATGCAATCGCTTGACATGCAATCCGCTGCCGAGCCAAACACGCATCTGATCAAGGCTCGTGAAATTTCGACTTGCCTTGAGAGACAAACCGGCAATAGTCATGTCGTTATAGCCAGGAACATCAGCGTTTGGAACAATTTCGTTCACATAAACGATCGAGTGCTCAGGCTCTGATTCATTTGACTTTTGAACCAATGATCTATAAAAACTAATGTCTGCATACTGACTTTGCGACTCAAAAAAGGTTTCGCCGGTCAGCTCTCCTTGCGGCTCAGTCTCACCAAGATCACCAATAATAAATCGAAAGCCTGTCTTCTCGTAAGCAGTGATATATGGGTTGTCAGAAGAAATCGTAACCGTGTCGTCGTACTCATCTCCTCTGCGCCAGTTGTCTGTTGTGTCTGAGTCCTGCACAACGCTGATCGGTTCCTGGGGGTGATTCCACCCTTTTGTCTCGCCACTAAAGTGATTGACCTGCTCTTTAACAGTTGCGGTCATCTGCACCTTAATTTTTTTTGTGCCGTCTGGATAATTGCGAATGATTGTTTTTGATTCTCCAATTTCTAAGTTGGCAGCGCTACCAAAAATTTCGTAGTAATACGCTTGCGTTCTGCCGATTGCAATCTCACGCCTGTCAACGTCAGTGACCTTGTAACGCTGGCCTGAAAAAGTCATTGTTATGCCGCTTGGATGATTAGGCACAAATGGATTCGAGCCGTCAGTTGGATATGCAGGCGATGAAACACGATCATCAAGACCCCGCTTGAAATCAACAATGTCATCGACTTGATAACCATCAGAGCTGCCCACAACTTCGCAACTAATAAACGCCCAGGTGAAATTCACACCATTGCTGACGTGAGCGTAATGAGTATCTGACAACCTTGTTTTGCGCACTGTCCACTTTACGGCCATCCATCGCCGTCCATCACTACTTAAGACCTCTCTGGTTTGCTTTGTCTTCTCACCACCTTCGTTAATAGGATCATTGTCACAGCTACCAAAAATTGTGTGGAAGAAAGCGCCGTTTTTGCCACCTTCAATTCTGTCGTCATTGCTGATGTTTGCTTGTCTTTCGATCGCTTCTGCTGTGATAACGTCACCTTGCGTGTCTTGCGGCAAGACAATGCTGCGCGAAACAGTCTGAGGAATTGTTCTCCCACCAGGCTCAAGAGTTGTCTGAGGCTTTCTTACAAATTCCTTGTTAGTCTGTAGCTGCGATTTTTTAGTCCTCGTTCCAGCAACTACAATCCCGAACCTGCCAAGCCCTGGAACCTCTGCAGTTAAACGCAAATGCTCTTGGTCTTTGTCCGACACAGACGCGGACAGACGGATAATTTCTTCGTCAGGACCAAGCGACCTTAATTCAGAGCCAGGTATTGGCACGAACTTAAACTCAAGTTCTGTCGGCGGCAAGTCTTGTGGATGGACAAAACGCAGAAAGTTGTATTGATCAACAGGACGACTGCCTGTCACGGCAAAATAATGATTTATTTTTTGAAATTCAAAAGACTCTCCAGTCTCGCCTTTTCCGGCTTTGCGAACAAAAACCTGAAAGAAAGAGCTTCTGTGAATTGAACCCGTATAGGTGCCAGAACGTATTTGGGTTTCCTCCTTATCAAATTTTTTCAACTCGTCAGGAGTCGGAGTGGTGTTAAACGCGCAAAGGCCCTGCAGTCTTTGGAAGACTCGGCTTTTTATTCCAATTTCAGTAACAACTGCTGGACGGTTGTTTCTCACCAACCCCGTAGACACCCTCGTTAAAGGAAAAAATGCAGATCCAACGCCAGGTTTCTTCGCTCCATCCGCGATGTAATGATCCTCAGGATCAATTACTAAATTTTTGCTGACGACTCCTATCGTTTTTTGGCGCGACTCGTTTGTTTCTATGCACTTGAGAGTAATAAATTGATTATCTCCATCTTTGATTTCCGGGTCAAATCTTGTCAGCCTTCGTTTCTTGACCACCCAAAGGGTATTGCCAATAGCAAACTGCTCACCAACTTGCATAGCATCGTCAGCAGCGATCTGCTCTGCTTTGACTGATTGGTTAATGTCATCAACCGACTCTTTGCCTCCATTGTTGCTGCGCTCATACATATCTTCTGGAATTTCATTTTTGCTCAACTTAAACAAAATTTCATCGTCCACCTGGACACTGGCAACAATCTTTTCTTCATCAGCAGCTGGCTCTATCTTCGTGTTGCCACGGTTGATTTGCACAACTCCCATGCGTGGGCTGTATTGGCGACCCCTGCCCTCCATGTTTTGCTTGCGTACATCTCTCAGTTCATCTCTTTTGTTGGGGCCAACACTCGTGTCTTTGTCGCCAACAATTTTTATGCGGCGCAACGTCAGGTTGAAAGCCTGCTGTCTTTCTGATTTTGTGTCGTCGTCTTGAATGATTGAAACAGTTTCATAATTTACTCTGTAGCCAGTTCCGTTTGGGATTGCACCGTAAACACCAAACTGTGTGTTATTAGCTGGCGAGTATGCGTGGCAAAAATCTTCGTTTTGGTCAACTACATTGCTGGGGCAAAGAAAAACATCGTCATCAGTGGCAACATATTTAACCGGATCCCCTTTGTCAGGGCCGCCTGCAGTGCCTTCAATTAAATTGCCTGCCCTAATTCGTGAAATGTCAGAGATAGATGTGTTTCTTTTCCAATAGACCGCAAAGAAATCCTCATGCAAAGCGTCAAGAGCATTGTTGCCAAGAAAAATGCCTTCTAGTTCTGGCTTTTGGATGCCGTCAGGTGCAGTGTCGTCTCTGAACCCCTGCTCTCCAACAACGAACATCAGCTTGGCTGATTGCTGCGTTCCATGACTAAACATCCGAGACCAAACAAGCTTTGGCGTAACGAGCATTCCGCCAACTTTTTCAGAGCCGTTTACCTTGTAAAGGCCAAAAATAATTGGAATAGGTGCGCCGTAATCTGCAAGCTCGTTCAGCGTGTCGAAGCCCCGGCTTTGCGTAAAACGGTTGCCAGCATTGACACTTCCAAGATTAAGCTGCGACTGCTTTGATGCCTCTGGCATCTTGGGCTTGGGCGTCAGCAGATAAGCGACACCAGTCAGCACAAGACTGATGGCAAGGTTGACAAGAATCGCAGTTGTTACGTCATTACGAACGTCAGGAATATGATCGTATTCAGCCGGACGTACCAACCCCCTGCGTCGAACCTCAGCAGCAAACTTGCGATACTCCTCTTCCGTTAAACCAATCGTCTTAATTAACTCTTTCTCGAACGGAAGCAGTGGTACGTCGTAAACAGACGGGCCGAAGACCACTGAACCTTCTCCGACATTCGATTGACGTACAAGATTCCCGTCTGCCATGTGACTGCAAATGCCCAGGATTGCTGCGGTAACAGCAGAATATCCCCATCATACTGAGGTCCATCAACGCGGAAACCCCAGCGCATAAGGTCTCGGCAGATCTCCCACTTGCTGGCTTCGTACCAAGATTGCTTAAACGGTGGCGCGTCAACGTCCATCCGCTCCAATGCTTGATAACACATGTGGATGCAGTCGATATAGCCGTCACTGCCGTCAGCGCCGAAGCGATACGGCATTCCGATTAGATCACTGCAGTCGGACACTGTTACTAATCGGCAAGTTGCCAACCATGCGCTGCGTCAATGATCGCCTGGGTACGTCCGTTCCAACAGCGTCCAAGACGGAACTCAGCTCTAAGTTCAGCGAAACGTTATCCCACTGGCCGCCAGTTACTTGGCCGGTGTAGGTGTGAACAGTCGTGTGCGTTGCGGTAAGACCTGACTCAGGATCAGAATCTTCGATGATCAGCACCTCAACCTCCATCAGATAGCTGCTTTTGATTGCTGCAACAGCCCATCGGCGAGTCAATTCATTGTTCGGGAAGACAAGAGACGCTTCCATACCATCACCTGTGCGGTTGACGGTGACACCAGAAAAACCAAACGGGGCAAACTGATATTCATCACCGTTATGCGTCAGCTGCTTACCGATGAAAAAGTTTTGAAACCGGAAGTCAACGGTGTCTTTAGGTGTAATCCTTACAACGTGACCAAAAGCAAACTGCGTCACATCCCGACCCTCTTACGAGTGCTGCCGCTCATCTGCAGTCGTCTCAGCGTTTGTTGCTCACCCTGTTTAGCGCCTTGGGAAGCGGCTTGCCTCATGCCAGCCTGGAATTGATCAGCCGTCACATAATCAACGCTGTTGATGCGCTCCACCGTGTAGCGAACGTCGATTGGTGCGGCAACTGCTGTTCCGCCACCTTCGCCTGACGTTCCAGAGCCCCCTGCTTCTGGAATAACCGCAGAACCGCGAGCACCGCGTGAATAGCGCGACATGCTTTCGCGCATCTTGGACTCAGGAATGATGTACTCAGCCTCGCCACCTTCACCGACAAGTGCTGGAGTTGGGCCTGTAACAAATCCGCCTTCTGCTTTAGGCGTAAAGAATGATGGACCCGCAACGGACATATCACCGTATGCGCTGCTTGGAACGGAACTAGCACCACCACCGCCGCCGCCGCCAGGACCGCCTAAGGCTTTCAAGAGAGCCTGTAGTGCAATCATCATCAGCTGTTTAGCGATGATGTCAGCAGCCATCTTTAAGAAGTCTGCTGCAACACTCTTAAACATGTCAGCAAGTCCCTCTTGGACTGACTTGCTTCCACTAACTACATCTTGGAAAGCTGTGCTAAATGCACTGCCAATACTGTTAGCAACATTTACGGCAATGTTGCCCAGATTAGTCATCGCATTTAATTCTTCTTGGAGCGTTCCTATTTGCTCTCTAATGATGTCTGCAGGGGTTGCTTCAGGCGCAGCTTTTCCTGGGCCCTTAGATGCCTCGCCTTCAATAGCTTTCTTCTGATCTTTAAGAAGCTGTAGTTGCCTTTTCAATTCTTTAGTTTTTCCGTCGTTAGCATCTAGGCTCAGCAGTTCAACCTCAACTAACTTAATTTTTTCCTCTACCTGCTTGACCAGAAGAGTAGCTTGTGTGTTGAACGCTGCTATACGTTTTGCTTCTGAAGGCAACACGCCTTCTGCGATAAGCCGGTTGTACTCTTTGGTTTTTTCAATACTTTGAATCTGCTGTTCGCGGATACTTACAAGCGGTGCTACAGCTTGCTTCAGAGCAGCGGTTCGATCACGCTCCAGCTTTGCTTGAAGGTTTGCTTCTTGGTTTGTTCTAATTGACAGAGCTAGAGCTTGCAGCTCTACTGCGTAGTCTTGATTTTTCAGCCTGTTTATAGTCTCCAAAGTCCGCAGATATTGAATCTGAATTTGCAAACGCTGCGCTTCCGCTCCACTGCCTACTTCAGTTAGTTGCTCTTGGGCTCTTAAGCGTTGAACCAAATCTAAAGCCGTTTGCTGTTGCTTGAGCCCCTGCTGCGACAAACGGGCCTGCTTTTTGCTTCTGCTCTCAAGAGCTTCGTCTCGTTGGCGATCAATCTCTAAAAGCGTATTATTGAACTTAATTTCATTTTGATTTGTAGCCTCTGCCAACAATCTATAGTTTTTAATTTGACCATTTTTGTCTTTTTCTGCTTCGCTCATGGCACGTGCATTTGCTATATTTTTTTGCTCAAGAGCTTCTTGTTTTAACAGGCTGACATAATTATCATTAGTAAAATCTCTTTTTTGAGCCGCAAGCTGATTTTCAACTTTGGTTAATGCAGCACTTTTTATTCCAAATTTTTCTAAAAACGCCTTATCTTTTAGCTCTTGTGCTTGAGCTACTACTATCCCTTCAGCCTCTAAGCGCCGCTCACGCGCCAGTTCGCGCAATCGGTTTTCAATTTGAGTCAGCTCACCACTTTTTGCGGCGATAGATGAACTAGCTGCTGCACCTGACGCACCAATCGCGCTTGTTGCGCTGCCTTGAAGAATCTCTGCTCTTCTTGCTTGCAGCTCTTTTGCTTCAGGAGTATCAAGATTTATTCCCGCTGCTAAATCGTTTGCTTGCTCAAGCACGTTACCCACAAACGATGTAACGCTGCCAAAAAATCCAGCAGACGCTGCTTGCATCAAGGACATTGTTCTTGCAAACTCTCGCCCTAAATCAGCCGTATCGTCACCAAAATCTCGAAGGGCATTAACACCATCTTGGCCTACTGTCGCAGCAAGCAAAAGCGTGGCCGCTTCTAAAGCTTGTTGTTCCGAACCTAACTGCTTAATAGTTTGTATCGCTGCAGCAGTTTCTGTACCTGCAAAACCAGCAGCTTCAGCTAAAGCATCAAGATCAGCAGTTAGCGGATTTAAAGCTTGACCTAACTCAGCTGTGCTTTGTATAAATTGGTCTACGGTAGTGCCTAATTGTGTACCAATCAAGGACAACCCAAACCCGAATTGACCGCCTATTAAGCCGCCAGCGCCACCACCAAGCGCACCACCTAAAGCAGCGCCGGGCCCCTGTCCAAACAGTAAAGGGAAGCCGCCGCCAATAATTGCACTGCCTACAGCCTCTTGGCGTCGTCTAGCTCTAGCTTCTCTTTCTTTAGCAATATCTTGCTCAAGCTTCTTGGCTCGCTGCAATCCAGCCCTGCGTTGAGCTTCAATGCGTTTTTCACTATCCTCTCGGATTTTTAAATATATATTTTCAGCATCTGTGTTCGATTTGGTCCTGGCACTTAGCCTGCGGTCAAAGTCTGCTTGTTTGGCCTTATCAGCCTTAATAGCAGCATCTAACGCAGTCTGAATACTGTCAAGCTCTGCATCCAGTTGTTTTTGCGTAAGCTGAATTTTAGTATTAGTAATATCAATAAAAGCACGACGCTGATGTTCAGTGACCTCGTTAATAATTTTTATAGCCTCTTGCGCTTTTCTGCCTTCTGTAATTGCAGCTGCTGCTAATCCTGATGCTCTAGCTCTTCCAGCAGCCGCTACTGGATTAAAATCTGGCGGAAGTTCAGGTCCAATTTTAGGCTGACCACGAAGATACGCGCCAGCCATTGTGGTGGCTGAGCCTCTTGGGGTTGGAGGAACTTGAGCGGCGTTGTACTCTTTTAGTTTTTGAGTAAGTAGACCAAGCTTTGCGGCCTCTTCATCCATAAGCCGATTCTGCCGATCTCGGACAGCAGCAGCCTCGCCCGCAGCTCTTACATAACTTTGAATAGCCTTGGTCTCTTCTTCAGTCCCTACTTCAACAAGTTGAAGTGCTCTAGCAGCTTCTTTTAAATTTTTAGTGTAGTTTTGCAGATTGGCCAGAGGCATTTCAAAAATGTCTCTGGTTTTATTTGTAACCTCAAGAATTTTATTTACGTCCAGAAGTTTTTTCTGGAACGCTGCTAGCCTTTCTGCACCCTTTACGCCAATCTCAATCTCAGCTCTGTAGGCCACAGCAGTTTTACAGCGCCTGAATTACACCAGTCTACCGCCGACGGCGAGCTTTACGCATCTCCGCTTCCTGGTCTTCGTTCAATACCTTGAAATACGCGCTCCAACCAATAACCTCCTCTGGTGTCATTGTCGCCCTAAGCTCCGACAAGCTCATGCCAAGCTCTTTGGCAATGCCAAATTGCAGCATGAGCCAGTTATCCTTCCGAAGCTCGGCGCTTAAGATTTTGGGTCAATCGCCTCTTGCTCTTCGCCAGTCAAAACTGCCAGCATCAATGCTTGCAAGTCCTTGTCCTTCACTTCGTTTTTGAGAACGTCAATCTCACCGGCAAGAAACAACGCTTCACCGTTTTGGTCTTGAGCTTTGGTAATCAGCAGTTGCAGTGCAAACGCATTGGCATCATCCGATCCAACACGCTTTTGAGCCTTTTCACGCTCTGCCATCGTTAGCGGCGTTACCCACATCTCAAACTGAGAACCATCTGAAAGATCAATCGTTTTTTTGACTGCTTCCAGGTTTGCGGCTTTCTTGAGGCGATCAATGGCGCGGAGTGCCATGAATATCCGGTTGATTGTGCTACTACATTAGCATTAAAAAAGCCCCCGACAAATGTCAGGGGCCTGTGTCGCTAATCGACGATCAGCTCTTATCGAAGTCGAAAGTAGGAGCAGCAGTCGGACGGAAGTTTACTGAAACAGTCTGCGCATCATCCGGGGTAACGGAGAAACTTGCAGAAGTCAGCACAGCTTCCATCTCAATGGAGCGGCTCTTCGTATCATCTGGCGTACCAGAAGACAGAACTGTGTCCATGTAAAGCTTGAAGGTTGCACCAGCCTGCTTGCGCTGAGTCACGTCTTCAATCAGACGGCTAGCAACCGTGGTGTCATCATCGGTGAAATACACCTCGGCAGAACCAGAACCATCCGCAAAACCAGAGATGAAAGTGCGGAACGGAGCAACTTGGCCAAGCGTTCCACCGATGCTGGTGACATCGATTTCTTCGCGAGTGATCTCAAAAGACCAGGAACGTACGTTCGCGACTGATTGAAACTCGCTAAACGCGATGGTGAAGTCACTGGTGCCGTCAGTGCCGTCACTGCTCAAGGAAAGGACAGAACCGCCAGAAGTCGCACTGAAAGTAGCTGCACCAGTAGATGCGGTGTACGTCTTGATGAAAACGGCAGTACCGGCAGTCAAGCCGCCAGGCAAGGTGCCACCACCAGCACCAAATACAACCTTGTCGTTGACCTGAAAATTCAGGTAAGCGCCAACATTGATGGTGTCACTGGCGTTGGTAACGTCAGCAGCTTTGAAAGTGCCGGAAGTACCAGCAGGCTTGTAATAAAGGGCTCCAGAGGTGCCCGAAAGGACGGTAGCCATTCGTAA